CCCGCAGCAGATTCTGACCTTCTTCGCGGATCTCTTCCCAATGTGCCTGCAAAGGGCTCAAATCAGGGAACTCAGCCGGGTCGAGGTAGGGCTCGTTCGGTTTTTTCGAAAACAGATAAAGGAAGCAGTTGATAGGCGCCAGAAACGTCGAATGATCACTCAACTGGCGGCCCAGTTTGTGGCGCACACGGCCACGTAAGTGAACGTACGCAATGGAAATGACATAAATAGCAGCAATGATGAGTTTCACGGAAATCGTCACACGTCAAAAGTGAACAAACTGCATACCTGGCCGGCCTGCGGCGAAGGTTGTATTGCAGTGATTTGAATACTGGTTTATCCCCGTGGCACATGCTTGAGCCCATGCCGTACGTGGGTGTCAGGTGATGGATGGCATTTTAGCCACAGTTTGTAACCAATGGTGAACCTCGTCTGTGAAAATCTGTCCCGCAATCGTGCCAATCGACCATCGATTCGTTATCGCCCTATCGTTTAGGGAGCCAGACCAGTACAATCGCCGCCAAACTTTAGCGCCCCCCTTGGTTGATGACGGAAATGACGCCGGCCTCAGCGCACTTCGACTCGGGCCAAGCGCTCCGTCCGCACCCTCGCTACTCTGAATGCTTCGCAGGAAAAACCTTTGATTTCTACAGCTAACATCACCATGCGATCTTAGCCGCGCCTCAGTGTTGCTTAACGCGTAGTAAATCCAAGGGTTTCGCCCGCATCAGATCGCTCAAAATCGCTCCGGAATGCACCGATTGGTATCAGTATTGGTATCAGATTTTCATGGCGACACGAACAAACGTGTGCTTCATCATCTCTCTTTTACTTTCCTGACATTAGTTGTCGAGCTGAGCAATAAACAAAAAAAGCCCAACAGCCCATTCACTGGGCTGTTGGGCTTTGTGTTATCTGGCACCATCGGAAATCGTCTTTCTAACCGCCAGTTATCGACGAGTCACTTCCCGCACATAAGCCTGGCAAGCGGCCAACGCAATCAATCCTTGGTCGCCGGAGTCGGTGATGGCGATAATTCGTTGAGCATGCGCCGGGACAAGTCGGGCTCGTACGGCTGCATGATCCAAGCCGCCGGCGCAGGTGGTGGCTGGCACGTTCCAGCCACCGGCTGAATCCGCGTCGATGAGGACTGACACCTGCAGATCAGAAGTGGCAAGGCGATCACGAAGGCGATCCTGGTCACGTTGTGCATCGCTCAATTTCCTGTAATGGGTTTGCATCACTGGATGCCAGCTTCTGCTCGAACGCCAGACGCTTGTCCTGATCGGCCTTCTGCGCTTCGGCTCCGACTTGCGCCAGATGATTAAGCGTTTCGCCGTGGAGCCTTGCCTGATCGGCAAGTTGCCGGGCGTAGCGCCAGTCCTGAAACTGCCAAGCGCTGCCGAAGCCGACGAGCACCAACGCCAGTACGCCAATCAAACGCCATGGCACGGTCACGCGCCTTTTCGCAAAGCGCCAACCGGTCAGCCAGACCATTCAACCCGCCGTTGATGCGTCGGGTGATGATGTTGAACTCGTCCCGATCAGCTAAATCATTCAGTCCGTGTTGCTTCCAGAACCACGCCGCCGACATCGCGGCATGTTGGGGCACCTCGAGCAGTTCGGGATGACTGATTAGGTCCAGTCCCAGCGCCTCGCCGCACTTGACGTAGTTCGCCCGACCGGTGATCTGCACCAAGCCGCGTCCGCAATACTTCCGTCCATCACCCGGTACGGTGTTGCCCAGGTCTTCGCGCCCTTCGTACCCGCGCTGAGCGGCGGTCGGCCCCCAGATCTCGCGGACGTAACGCAGCTGGCCAGACTCATGACCAATCCGGGCAATGGAGGCTGCGGCGCGCTTCGGTCCGACGATCTGGTAGTGCTGCATGGCGGTGTTCAGGGCGGAAACAAAAACGCCCGCTTGGCTGCGGGCGTTCGGGAGGATCTGCAACAACTGCTGCTGGGTTATGGGCATAATTTTCTCCGAGCATAAAGTCCCGCTCCGTAGCGGGGAATAATGTTCATGGGGTTCCCCTCAATCGCGAAACAACGCATAGTTGACATTGAGGTCATTTGAATAAAAACAAAAATGTATATCGGCTTAGCCGAACAATACGGATGCCAAGGAGAGATAGACGTGGATAGACCGGAAATCTATGAAAGACTGAACGGCGCAGCGGCCGAAGGTATTGATATCTTCACGGTGCTTCGCGACCTCCCCGTTGAGGTCGTTGCGGATGTGATGCTCGATATACCAGAAGAGTATGAGTACGCCCGTAAGGCCATCCCAAGAATGGCTGAAGATGCCATTCAGGACTTGTGGACCGGAAGTCACGGCCACAGACTCTTATTTGAAAGTTGTGCATTCACAAAAGCTATAGAGCTTGGTTATCTGAAATATACCGGAAAGGATTTGCGCGGCAAAAAAATATTGGATTACGGCTGCGGCTGGGGTCGCCTGATCAGACTGATGTATGCATTTTCACCGCCAGAAAATATATTTGGATGCGACCCTTGGGATAGGTCCATTGACCTATGCAAAGCGAGTGGAATTAACGCAAACCTTGCTATCTGCGATTACCTTCCAAAATCTGTCCCTTTTTCGGAAAAGTCCTTCGACCTAGCTTATGCGTTTAGCGTATTTACTCACCTCTCGGAAGAAACTGCAAAAACAGTACTTTCTGCCATCCATAAATCTATAGCATCGGACGGGCTATTAGCGATCACGATCAGGCCAGCAAGTTATTGGTATGTACACCAGTATGGTGACACACCCATTAACCTCGAAAAACTACGGGATCTGCATTGGAGCAACAAGTATGCTTTTGTCCCTCACAACTCAGCTACAGTCGACCGACCAAACGATTCGACCGGCGTTCAGCCATATGGCGATGCGTCGTTCTCGCTTGAATACATAAAGCGAGAATGGAAGGATTGGACTGTGGTCGGAACCGATGTTTCCCTGCTCGACCCGTACCAAACAATTGTATTTTTAAAGCCGCTGATAACTTAACGCCAAATCATGCAGGCTCGGCTTAAGCGATCCTTACGCTGAGCTTGCAAGTCAAGACGGTTGCGCCGGCCAAGTTTGATTATGAACGGTCAAGTCAACTGACTGAACAGTTCTGTAGTAAGTTTTCCACAACTCCGCCAAATTAGTTTCTTCAGTCGCTGCATTGCCAAGTTGAAGAAATAGCAGAAGCGGGGGCATGACTTGTGATGCATATACGAGCATTGAAGTTTGGGTGACAGTGTTCATTGTTAGTGTTTCTTCTGCAGTCGGCGGCGTTTCGGGCATTGGCCCCGCCGTTATTGCCCGCAGCGCCACCCGCGCCCGCCGCACCAACAGTAATTGTTACTGGCAGAGTCAACGAAGAAATTTGAAGACGAGACTTTGAATAAGAACCGGCACTTCCACCGCTCCCAGCGGACGCTTGAGCCGCTGCCGTAGCTGCTGCCCCGCCACCGCCACCGCCTTGAAGTTCAACAATTACACTGGTAGTACCGAGCCCGGGTGTATATGCGCTACTTGAGGTGAAACCCCCTATACCGATTAATCGACCTAGCGTGACACCGACGCCAACCACCACAGCCTTGATGGCAGCCAAAAGCTGATTATTATTTTCTTCGCTTGGGATCAAACCCGCACTGGTAATGACTTTCAGTATTTCATCGATAACGGCGTTACCCCACTGCGCAGGGATCAACGAACCGGGTGTTCCACCCAACGGGTCTTCGTTGACGAACTTCCCGCCAACCAGCCCAATGCTGGGTACACTAATCGGATAATCCACGTTTTTTTACCTCTCAGTCATAATTGATGTGCACGACACTGGGCGCCGGATGGTGCATTCAAGCGGGTCACCGGGGTTTGCACCGAAGCGCTCCCCCCAATAGCTCACGCTGAAACGCCGCCCCTTCCGCTGGCGACTACACTGGCCCAGCGGGATCTATGCCGCGTTCTTTGAGTTCGCATTCTTCACCGGGCTCCGGCTGTCGGAAGTCGCGGCGCTACGGTGGGACGCAGTCGATCTGGTGAAGCGCCAGGTTCATGTCTGCCGAACCGTGGCGCTCGGCGTGGTCGAGCAACGAACCAAAACAGGCAATGATCGATTCGTGCTGCTCAATGAGCGTGCCCTGCACGCGATTGAATACGCCCGTCAGTACGCTGAACGTCGGGCAAAAGGGATCGGCAAGGTCAAGACCACGCCGTACGTGTTCCCGCCATCCAAGAACAGTGAGTACATCAAACAGACGTCCGACCTGCACAAGCAATGGGGACCAGCACTGAAGGCGCTGGCGATGTCTTATCGGCCACCGTACAACTGCCGTCATACTTATGCGACAATATGCTTAATGTCCAACATGAACCCCGCCTTCATTGCTCAGCAACTTGGCCA